ACTTATTTATGTTTTAGACAAAAAGTTTCATGATTATTTTTTACCGTCTACTTTAGAAACAACCGACATTCAGTTTAACATTTTAAATAAAACTAATAAAGTTTTTAAAGTTGATGAGTATGATACACCTGCTCATATTCACTTTTACAGAGAACATTACTTTAGAAACAATATTAACAGTATAATTCCCGTTACTAAACACTTAGAAAAATGGGACCATGTTTTTACTAAAATAAAACAACACATGAATTACAGACCAAATACTTGGTTTGACAAAGAATACACCAGTGTTTTTAAAAGAATTGAACAAGAAGGCATTAAAATTAGTCCAACTAAATTCAATCACTTTTTTGAACCTACATTTGAAGACTACAGTATTAACAAAAATAAAATACATACTTCGTACAATCTTTACAACATTACTACAAGACCGAGCAACGCATTTAACAACATTAATTTCGCCGCACTTCCCAAAGAAAACGGCGCGAGAAATGTATTTATTCCCACCAACGATTACTTAATAGAATATGACTTTTCCGCTTACCATCCTTCTCTTATTGGTTCCCTTTTTAATTTTAAGTTTAGTAGTGATCCATATGCTGACATATCAGAAATACTTGGAGTATCAAAAGAAGAAGCGAAGGAAATTACGTTTAAAAATCTTTATGGAGGAATCAAAGAAGAACACAGAAATAAGGTATACTTTGGACAAGTCAATGGACTAATTAAAAAAATGTGGTTAGTTTACAATCAAGAAGACAGAGTAAAATTAGCAACTGGTCGAATTTTACATAAGTCTGATGAATTAAGTCCAACAAAAATATTTAATTATTACATTCAAAGTTTAGAAACCAAAAGTAATGTAGAATTAGTTGGAAAAGTATTAAATTTTTTAGATACTAAAAAAAGTAAAATAATTCTTTACACATATGATTCTATACTTATAGACTTTAGTAAAGAAGACGGAATTGAAACAGTAACTAAAATAAAAGAATTGTTAGAAAGTACAGGCTATACGACAAAAATGAAGAAAGGACTAGACTATGGTTTATGATATTTCTCCAATATTTATTAGCAGTATTCCCTTTGACATGAAGAATAAGTTACTGTGCTCATTTACAGCCCAAAATCGTTTATTAGATACTATTGCTGGTATAACTTCACGTTATGCTATATTGTACGATAAAATGTTTGTGTTGGAAAGTCCACAAACAACTGAATATATAATTACCTATAATATAGACACAGAAAATTCAGTTAGTGAGATACCTGAAAATACTATTTTATTACACAGAAAAAAGGAATCAAATACTTTATATACTATTAATGCTTTAAATACTTTAATTAAAGAACTAAATAATGGTATGTTAGACAACCAATTTAAAGTAAATTGGAATGATTATCAAAATAGTATATTATTAACTCAAGGTCCTGACCTTCGCATTTTAAATACAAAAATTTATAAGATTATTAATATTTAATTGGCTTTTAGCCTTTTATTTATTATATTAGTAGAGAAATAATAAAATTGTTATGGATATTAATCAAATAAAAAATCGCTTAAATTCCCTTCAAAACAAGAAAGGGGGCTCTCAAAACAAAGAAGAAAGAGCAAAAAACTTTTGGAAACCTGCTGTAGGTAAAACACTTATTCGTATCGTTCCTAGTAAGTTTGACAAATCAAATCCTTTTAAAGAGGTTTATTTTCACTATGGTGTAGCTAATCGTTCAATGATTGCTTTAACTAACTTTGGTGAAAAAGATCCTATCGTAGAATTTGCAAGTCAACTTCGTAAGTCATCAGAAAAGGAAAATTGGCAGTTGGCTAAAAAAATCGAACCTAAAATGCGAGTATTTGCTCCAGTTATTATTAGGGGTGAAGAAGAAAAAGGTGTTCGTTTGTGGGAGTTTGGTAAAGAAACTTACCTTGAATTGTTAAGCATGGTTGCTGACGAAGACATCGGAGATTTTTCTGACATTTATGAAGGTCGTGATTTGACTATTGAAACTGTAGGACCTGAAGTAACTGGTACTAAGTACAATAAGTCTACAGTACGCCCTCGTACTAAAATTACTCCTTTGAGTGATAATAGTACTCAAGCTAAAATGTGGATGAGTGAACAACCTGAAATTTTGACTCTGTACAAAAAGTATGAGTATGATGAAATGAAAGGTATTTTGTTGACTTGGTTGAACCCAGAAACTGAAGTAGAAGAATCAGAAACAGAAGTGGTTGAACAACCAACAACCCCAGTAGTTACAAGTTACACAACTCCTGTTAAGAAAAAATCATCATTTAACGAAGATGAATTTGATGCTTTGTTTACTGAAGCTAAAGCTCCATCTAAATTTTCTGATGAAGATAACGATTTACCTTTTTAATTCATAAAAAATGTCTAAGAAAAAACTAACAGAAGCTGTGTCTCAAGCAGTTAAAGGAAATTTTGACCTTGAGTCGTTTAAAAAATCTAAATTTTTAAGTAATACAAGTGTTACTTTTAAACCTCAACGTTGGATTCCACTAAGTACAGCTTTCCAAGATGTTCTTTCTTTGCCAGGTATTCCTATGGGCCACCTAACCTTGTTACGTGGCCATAGTGACACTGGTAAAACTACAGCATTAATTGAAGCAGCTGTAAGTGCTCAAAAAATGGGAATTTTACCTGTGTTTATCATTACAGAAATGAAATGGAACTGGGATCATGCTCGACAAATGGGATTTGACATTGAAGAAGTTATTGATGAAAAAACTGGAGAAATTACTAATTACAATGGATTTTTCATTTATAATGACCGAAGCACTTTATCAACTATTGAAGATGTAGCAGGTTTTATTGCTGATCTTATGGATGAACAAAATAAAGGTAGATTACCTTATGATTTGTTGTTTTTATGGGACAGTATTGGTAGTATTCCTTGTAGAATGAGTGTTGATTCAAATAAAAACAATCCTCAGTGGAACGCTGGTGCCATGTCTCAACAATTTGGTAATTTTATTAACCAAAAAGTCATCATGTCTCGTAAATCAAATAGCGCTTACACAAATACTTTAGTAGCAGTTAATAAAGTATGGGTAAGTCCAGCAGAAACACCGATGAGTCAACCAAAAATGCGTAATAAAGGTGGTGATACTATGTTCTTTGATAGTAGTATGGTTATTACTTTCGGTAATATTACTAATAGTGGCACTAATAAAATGATGGCTCAAAAAGATTCTAAACAAGTAGAATTTGCCAAACGTACTAAGGTTTCTTGTGATAAAAATCACATTTCAGGTGTAACTACTAAAGGAACTACAATTATTACAGTGCATGGTTTTATAGATGATGATCCTAAGGCATTAGACAAATATAAAAAAGATCACAAAGATGAGTGGGTTACAGTATTAGGTTCAAGTGATTTTACATTGAAAGAAGATTCATCAGATTGGGACGAAAATAAAAATAGTATTTTGGCTTTAAATGATGAAGAATAATGGATCCAGACTTTCAAGCAATTATTAATAAACTTAGCAAAACAAGACAGGCTGAAAAGCCTGTTTTGCAACCTAAGGTACTACTTATTGATGCAATGAATACGTTTTTACGTAGTTTTGCTATCATCAATCACATCAATCCTAAAGGTAACCACATTGGAGGTCTTACAGGTTTTCTAAAATCAATAGGATTTGCCATAAAACATATTAATCCTACAAGAGTTATTATAGTATTTGAAGGAGATGGCAGTACTCAAAACAAGAAAAACTTGTATCCTGATTATAAAGGTAATCGAAAACTAAAACGAATAACTAATTTTGATGGTTTTAGTGATCAAGAAGAAGAAAGCGAAAGTATAGAAAATCAGTTGTTGAGACTCGTTGAATATTTACAATGTCTTCCTTTAGACATGGTAGCTATTGATAGGGTAGAAGCTGACGATACAATTGGTCACCTTGCAACAAAATTTCAAGAAAATAATGACGTGGTAATCATGTCTTCTGACCAAGACTTTTTACAATTAGTAAATGATAAAATTACCATTTACAGTCCTACTAAAAAGAAATTTTATGATAGTGCTAAAATACTAGAAGAATACAAAGTAACACCTCAAAATTATCTTCAAATGAAAATTTTATTAGGAGATTCTAGTGATAATGTTCCTGGAGTTCCTAAGTTAGGACCTAAAAAACTTATTAAAAACTTTCCAGAATTACAAGAATCTACTGTAGTTAGTCTAAAAGACATTTTAGAAAAAAGTAACAACACTGAAGGAATTATGTATGAAAGTGTTAGTATGTTTCAACATCAGTTAAAGATTAATGAAAAATTAATGGATTTACATAATCCTCATTTATCTAGTATGATGATTCTAGAATTAGAAGATTTAATTTCTCAACCTAAAAGTACTATGGACAAAAGTAAGTTTCTTACTATGTACCAACAAGATTTATTAGGTAATAGTATTCCAAATGTAGAAAATTGGTTAGTAAATGTTTTTACTCACCTTATGGTTTCTAAAAAATAAGTTATTATATTATAAAAAAGTTATGGTTTCATTCAATAAGTTATCGCAGTACGGATTACCTTTTCAACTCAAGGTAATCAATCAACTCTTGACAAACAAAGAGTTCTTATTAAATATTAGAGATACAATTCAAGAAGAGTATTTTGATAATTCTTCTTTACAATGGATTGTAACAAGAACATTAAAATATTTTGACTATTATCATACAAGTCCTACTTTAGAAGCTTTACAAATTGAAGTAAAAAAGTTAGATAATGACTTGTTAAAAACTAACGTTATTGAACAATTACGTGAGTCTTACAGAATAGAAAATAGTGATGTAGAATATGTAAGAGAAGAATTTAGTAATTTTTGTAAAAACCAACAACTTAAAAAAGCACTACTCACTAGTGTAGATCTACTCAATTCAGGAATGTATGATGACATTAGATCTTTGATTGATAATGCTTTAAAAGCAGGAATGGACAAAAACATTGGTCACGAATATAGTAAAGATGTAGAGTCCAGATACAGACCAGATGCTAGACAAATAGTTCCTACACCTTGGGAAGACATCAATAAACTTCTTATGGGGGGTTTAGGAGGTGGAGATTTAGGTCTAGTATTTGGTAATCCTGGTGGTGGCAAAAGTTGGATGATGGTAGCTGTAGCAGGACATGCTGTAAAATTAGGTTTTAATGTTGTATATTACACATTAGAATTAGGTGAAGTTTATGTAGGAAAACGATTTGATGCATTTTTTGTTAATGAACCTGTAAACCAAATTCACTTACACAGAAAAAAGACTGAAATTGAAATCAATAGACTAGAAGGTAAATTAGTAGTAAAAGAGTTTAGTATGGGAAAAGCAACAATTCAAACTTTAGAATCCCACATTCAAAAACTTAAAGACATGGACTTAAAACCAGACTTAATTATTATTGATTATATTGATTTATTAAGATCTCCAAAAAGAAGTGTTGACAGAAAAGATGAAATTGATGATGTTTATGTAGCTACAAAAGGATTAGCAAGAGACTTAAATATTCCTATTTGGAGTGTAAGTCAGGTAAACAGAGCTGGAGCTCAAGACGACATTATTCAAGGTGATAAAGCAGCAGGTAGTTATGACAAAATTATGATTTCAGATTTTTGTTTGTCTTTATCAAGAAAAAAGGAAGATAAAGTAAATGGAACT